CAGGGAGAAAGCATCGGAGCGCGCCAGCCCGAGGGCCGAGGACATATCGGCGATCAGGCCGCTCATCTCGGTATAGGTGGCGCTCTTGGCGTTGACGGGCAGCTTGGCCCCGGTGAGGGCCTCATGTGCCGCCTGGAGGTGGGCGAGCAGCTCGTCGCGCTGCGCCGCCGTCGGCGCATTACCACCCGCGAGCGTCTGTTGATGCAGACGGATCGCCGAGGCCACCGCATCGGATGCGGCGGATGGCATCGCGGTCGCCCTGGTCTCGAGACCAGGGAGGCGGCGGCGCATCTCGGTGACGCGCGCGAGGGCATTGGACGGATCATCGACAAGGCTCACCTCATGCAGATTGACTGTCTTGAGCTGGCGGCGTGGCTCACCGGGCTGGGAACCCTTGATCGCGCCGTCTTTCGGAACTGAAAATCCGATCGACAGGCCGCCGAGCGCGCCATCCTTGACGAGCCCATAAAGGCGCTTGCCGTAATCGGTATCCATCCCCGAGAGCTTGCCCTTGAGATGCAGACCCCTGCTGTCCTCGGCCGCATCCTGCCAGACGCCCACCGGCAAACCGTCGCCGCCGAAAATGCCGTGCATGACGTGCATGGCGATCGTACGGCCCTGCGATTTGCGCTCGGCAAGGCTCGGCGCGAACGCGCCCGGCAGCACGACATCGCCATGGGAGTCCTGATTGCCGAAAATGCTGCCATACCCTTCGAACGATCCGTCCGTGGCTCCCTGTGCAAACTTGACCTCCAGCGGGGCGGCCAGATACTCGCCGTCAATCATCCTCGTCGCCTCCTGCGATAGTGCCGGATTGCACCGGCGTGGGGGTTGGCGCGCCACCCGGAACGGGCTTGAGCGTGGGTTGCACTGCGACCTTGCCGACGTCCGTCAGGGGGATGAGCTGCGACTGGACCGTCAGCACATCTCCACCGGGCATCGGCGGCAGGTTTTCTTTCGCGCGCACTTCATTGGCCGTCATCCAGCCATTGAGCCGCGCGGACTGGTAAAACGCTGATCTCGCCGCGCTATCACCACGCAACAAGGCGTCAACATTAAACTTTGCGAAGTAATTAATGCGGTCCGATGGATTGAGAAGACATCTTGATATCGCCTGTTCTATCCGACGCAGCCAGGGGACAAGGCAGTATTGCAGGAACCATAGGTTCATCTGCTCCATGCCCGTTCCCCATGCGGTGGATTTTTCCATCGCGCCGATCATGACGGGCGGCACGGCAAACCAGCGGCAGATTGTGCTGATGTTGAGCGTCCGCGTCTCGATCAACTGCATCGCGTCAGGGTCGAGACCGATATTCTCGACCTTCCATCCGCCTTCGAGGAGAGGGGTTTTGCCTGCGTTTATCGCACCGGCATACCCTTCCATGATTGCCTTGGCCTGCTCTTTCTGTTCACCTGAGAGGTATTCCGGAGCCGAGATGTAGGTCGACGAGAGCAACCCGTTGCGAAACATTCGCCCCGACGTTTCTTCGGCCGAGAGGGCCGCGCCAATCGAATTTCGTCCGGCCGTGACCGGAGAAATCCCCATGAGCCCGTCAAACGAAAGCCCCTTGATGTGGAATATCTGGTCCTCTGTCAGAGTCAGATATTGTGCCTGATAGGCGTAGGTATAGATCAGCTCGCCCGTTGCCGGGTCACGCCGCACCGTCATCCTGTCCGGTCGCAACGGATTGAGGGCGATGATCTGCCCGTCGCCACGCCGGATAACCTGAGCAAATGCATTGCCCCACGCGAGCAGAGACGCGGTCATGCACCCCCAAAACTCGACCGGAGACATATCCGCATTGGGCGAGACAGCAAGCACCTGATAGAGCGGGTGTGATCTGGCGAGCACCGACTGATTATCGCCCGTCTGCTGATAGAGTTTAAGCGGGAGCGAGCTGATCGTCTCCGATATGAGACGCACGCACGCCCAGACCGTATCGAGTTGCATGGCGGCATCGACGGTGACGGCGCGCCCGGAGTAGGACGCGCCGCCCGCAAGAACTGCGCCGAGGCGCAGATCCGTGAGCGTGACGCCCGCCACGGACATGATGGCGGCGCCTGCCGCCTTGTAAGCCATGTCCCTGACGCGTGTCGCCACACTCATATCGCTATGATCCCCGTGCTTAAAAAATCATCGACCCGGCCCCCTTTTGGCGCTTCCGGGCTTTTGCTCATCAACGTGATGGCGTTGAGCAGCGCCATCAGCGGGTCGATCTTGAGATTGCCCGCCGCCTGCTTGGTGATAATGATCGCATTGCCGCGTGGCTCAACCTTGGCGTTTGCTACCGCCCACGCCATGATCCCCCGACCGCCATGGATCAGGGTGCCGTCCGCCAGTTTGCGTTCGGCGGTCTTGATCGAGCCGGAGAGCGTCCAGCCTTGCGAGACGCCGACCACACGATCACGCCCGATGCCCCGCGCCGCCAGCGCATCCACGACCGCGCCCACGCCCATCGGGTCTAGCCCTACCTGCGCCAAGGATGCGGCACCGTCGATCTGGGCGAGGCAATCGGCGAGCTGCTCGATATCGTCTCCCGGCTCCGAGACGATGATGAGATCGCCATCGGCCTCGAGATCGCGCAGCTTGCTCGCCTCCTGCTTGCGCAGGGTCAGTACGCCTTCGAACACCCACGATCGCTGCCAGTGCAGCCACTCGGACGTGATCCGATCGCGCCCGAGGATCGCCAGTGATAGGAGATCGTCGAGGCCGCCACCGTCGATCCCGGCGACGATGACCTCGCATCGCTCAAGCAGATCCTCGAGCGTGAGCGTGTCATCGCCCGCGCCGAGCCAGTAATCCGCACCGACCCAACGATCCGACCGGAGGGCCAGACCGATTTCAATGTTGAGATGCTGGCTGGCCCATGAGGCCAGCTCCTCGATCCCCTTTTCGCGCGCGTCCCGAAATTCCTCCTGGAGCCGATCCAGTGCAATCGAGCGGCCCAGATTGGGCAGGACCATCGGCCAGTGACGCGAGTCTTCCCACGGCGCGGCCTCTCCCGGCAGCTTGGACGGCTGCTGGATTTCCGGCGGCATCTCATAGAGCACCGGCAGCACGCGGCCCTGTCGCTTGCCATCCCGGATCTCGCGTGCGCGGATCAGATCCTTGGCAAACACACCGCGCGGCGGTCCATCGCTTTGCGTCGTGATGATCGCAAGAAACGCCTCCGGCTGCGATATCATGCCGCCCCGTATCTGCCGCATGACGCTTGCCGCATCAGCCTTGGACGCGATGACGTGCTGCTCGTCCACTAGGACGCCGGACGGTTTGACGCCCGTCATCACGTCCGGCGAAAACGCCTTGACCTGCAAGGTCGCGCCCGTCTTGCGGTAGGTAAGGCGTTTGAGATGGGTCTGGATCTGGAACCGATCCCGCAGCGGCTTGTCCAGCTCGACCATGCCCATGGCCTGGCCAAAAGCGAGATCGGCGATCTCCTTGGTCGGCGCAACGATGAGAAACTCGGCTTTTGGCCGGTCGCTGACGAGCAGGGACGCGAGCATCAGCCCTGCGCCGTTGGTTGTCTTGCTGTTCTTCTTCGGGACCAGGAGGAACAGCTCCTGTATCGCCCGGCGTCGCGTGACCGGGTCCAGCGAGCCATGGAGAGCCTCGACGATCTCGAAGAACCAGTCACCGCACGCCTCGGCGAATGTCGGCGTTCCGGGGATATCAGGGATGCACAACCGGCTGAATATTCGCCGCGCGGTTGCCGCCAGCGCCGGATTGGCAACGTCGGTCTCCGGCAAGAGGGACTGACCTGCACGCATCCGCGCTACCCAGTCCGGCCTGCTAAGATCGAGCATGTCAGTTCCTTCGGCTGGCGGGCACCGGACCCAGATCGTCAGCCCATGGGTCGGCTGCGCTCAAGCCGTCCAGTAAGCCCGGTTGATCATCCTTGGGCGGTGCAAGACGGGCATGGGCATAGGGGAGCGCGTCTTTCGCCGCGCCGAGCCGCGCCGACGCCGATGCCGATCGATTGCGAAAAACGCGGAGCAGGAACGTCAGAGGAGACGCGCTTGCCAGTTCGTCAGGCGTCATGCCGCTCAGGCTGTCGACGCCCGAGGGGCTCGCGCTCGGCAGCGTGGCTGGGTCCGCGACCAGGGGCCCATCCCAATCGACGACTTTTTTGTTCCGGCTTCCGGCCTTACGTCCCGCGCCTTCGCGGGCACCACCATGCGCCATGATACCCTCCATCATATTGATAAACTTGATTTCTTTGATAGGACGCGAAAAATCTGCGCGTGAGGCTGGCGCGGTTGCGCCCCCCTTGGCCAGCCGAGATTTCGACTCCCCCCTGCCATGCGCGAGGGGGGGAGGGACCGCCGGTCAGGTCATGCGTCAGACGCGGGGCTAACTGCCTGCCGCGTCCGGGCGCCGCGGACCCGTGCGGTCTTGGCCGTGTGGCATGAGCCGCAGAGCAGTCGGACATTCGAGGGGTCGAGAGGCGCGCCGCCGTCCCGCAGCTCGTGGACATGATCGCCGTAGATCCGGCATCCGGTCCGATCGCAC